GCCGTGATGGCGATCTGGTAGGTGGACAGCGGGATGTTCCAGAGGTTGCCCCCGGCGTCGCCGGCCAGGTTGGTCAGCAGGATGCCGACGAAGCCGGTCGTGAAGACGACGGCGAGGATGAGGATGAATGCGCGGAGCTTGGGCATGGTGCCTCCTACAGGGTTGTGTTCGGGAATGCGGCGCGCTTGACGCCGTAGAGCACTGCTCCCACGGCGGTCGACGTGCCCTGCGGCAGGCCCAGCCCCGTGAGGTTGTCTATCAAGTAGGTGAGGCCCTCGCCGACGGCCATGAAGACGAGCACCCAGCCGGCGCGTATCACGCCCATGAGCGTGCGCCGTTTGCGCGTCGGCGGTGCCTCAGCGGTACACAGCACCCCCTCACTCAGCGGAGCCGCTAGAATCGCCTCCTGTGCATCCATAGGGGCCGCCACCGGAGCCGGGTCCGGCGTGAGGGGCGCCGGTGCGGGGACAGGCACCGGCCCCGGTGGCAGCAGGTTGACCTCGACGCAGTCGCCGTCGATGACCACTTCGATGGTCGTCTCGCCGAGGTAGCTGTAGCGGACGTTCACTTGAGCTTCGCCAGCTTCTCAAGGTCGATGCAGGCCGTGATGAGGCCGCTCGACCGCTGCACCTGCGTGACCGAGCCACCGTAAGAGCCGACGTTGCCGTCAAGGCCGTAGGCGATGGCGTCTGCCGGGTCGGTGTCGTCGCAGAAGCCGATGTGCGCGTGCGGGTTACCGCCGATGCCCCACACCCAGAGGTCGGCGAGCTTCGACTGCTTCACCGGCACGATGAGGTCGCGCTGATGGGCGAGGTTGAGCCATGCCTCCACCGAGGCCGCTCCCTGCGGGATGACCTTGACGCCTTCCTTCTTCAGGCACCACGCCACGAACGCCGCGCACCACGGCCCCGCCCACGGATAGCCTGCCGCCTCCAGGTACTTGCGCACCGGCCCCGAGTTAGAGCCTGCGGGCCACTCATGCACGCCGAGCTCGCCGTGCGCCCGTGCCATGACGGAGCCGCGCAGGCCCACGGGCAGCAGCTTCGCCATCGTCTTCTGATCGAAGTGGCCACTGACCGGCAGGCGCAGGACGCGCTGCACCTTCTTCAGCGTCTCGCGCGCCGGGATGCCGGTGACCTCGGTGGACGGGTCGAAGGCCGACTCCGTCTCGCCCTCGGCGCGGTAGTACGTGATGCGCATCTCAGGGGGATGCTTCTCGTTGTACTCGCGGATGAACTTGACGAGCGCGTACTTCTTACGTGGCGCGGTCGGATCATGCAGGAGCGGCATGCGTGCCTCCTATCGGCAGTGCCTTCTCAGTGGCGGCGCACAGCTCGCCGTCCTGCTTGAAGATGGCCTTCAGGTGGGCGATGGAGATGCGCGCGTCACCGTCCTTGCCCCAGGCAGTGCCCCACGAGTTGCGGATCGTGACGTAGCGGGAGTCGACGCCGATGAGCAGGTAGGCGTGCCCGCCCTTGACCGGACCCGTCGGCCGGATGATCTTGCCGACGAGCGAGGGCTTGAACATATCCTCAGTCCAGACCGTGCCCGCGACCACCGGCCCGAAGCGCGCCAGGTAGTCGAGCGCCTCGTCGACCGAGGCGGCGAAGAAATACGTCTTGATGCGCCCCCGGTGGGCCATGACCTTGGCCCCCGAGCGCAGCGTGGAGCCGTTCTCCGCGCCGGGTTCGCCGTCGATGACCTTGCACTCGCGGTAGATGCTGTGGCCCATGCAGTCGGTCCACTTGTCCTCGACGGGGCAGGCGATGCCCCAGCCAGCGAAGCTGAAGCCGACGCAGTGAGGCGTGAGCCCTTGATTCAGCACCCTGTCTGAGTGCCAACGCTTGACCGGCCGCGGCAGCGACACCTTCTCAAGAGCGCGCACGGCATCGGCCATGAGGTAGTCGCGCGGATCTCTCGGCGACGGCAGCCTGCCGAGGCCGTACTCCATCACGGCTTCACCCACGTGAACTTCCAGCTGACCGTGCCGTCAGGCTGCGGCATGATGACCATGAGGTAACTCTGCGTGGCACCCGTAGCGCCCTTGGCGATGGTCCCGTAGGGCAGCTTGAACGCCTTGCTGACCGAGTAGTTCCCGGCGGGGAAGTAGACGATCGCGCCCTTGGCCGCGTAACACGCCTTGAGAATCGCCGCGTCCTGAATCCCAGTGCCGTCGTTCTTCGCGCCGTAGTCGAGCACGTTGTAGGTCGGCGTCAGGCCGCTCAGCGTCGGCTCAATCGGGTCCTGCTCGGCGTTCTGCGAGGCGACCACGGTGATGACCACGGCCACGACGAGGATCGCGACGGCGGCCAGCAGCCACCACTTGTACGCCTTGAGCCACTCACTCATCACAATCACCTTCCTGTTCACGCGCCATGACCAAGTTGCACATGCGGTCTGCGATCTGCTTCCAGTAGTCGCGCTGATTGAGCACCTCGTCGACGTGCCCGACCTCGTTGACGACGCGGGAGACGAGCACCTCGATTACCTTGGCGTCGCAGTCCTCGGCGTCTTCGAGGTAACAGGAATCGCAGGCGTCTTCCTTGCTGCCCCCGTCCCGGCAGCGGCACCACGAGGCCAGTGCGCGGCAGGAGACGCCGGCGGCGTTGAGCTTGGCGATGAGCGAGTCGCTCACGACGAGTATCCGAACAGCGTGTGCGACAGGTAGCGGGCGAACATGTCGACGAAGATGAGCCCGAAGGCGAGCGCGAACCAGCGCAGGGTGCGCCATGCCCGCCGCAGGTCGCCCATCTCGCTGTCCTCAGGGAACGCCGACAGGCGCTTCTCAAGGAAGGCGCTATCGGGCGGGTCGTCGGCGCGTCGCTCGGGGCCGTGGTGAGACGCCATGTGCTCGGTGTGGCGCACGTCGTGCTCAGAGGCGACGAACGCCTTGACGCGCTCCGAGCAGCCGACCGATACCGTCTCCAACTCCGAGACGCGCAGGCACAGGCTGATGTGCCGTTCGTCAACGTCGTCGAGGCGCCCGATGGTCTCGACGTGGCGCGCGTCGCCGTCGGCGTCCACGGCCAGCACGAGGTCGACGACGTCCTTGTTCGTCAGCGGGTCACCGTTGCGGCCCTTGGCCCACTCCCTTACCTTGCGTTCGGCGTTGTCGGTCATGCCGGCCACATGCGCAGGACGAGGGTCGCGTAGCTACGGTACAAAGCCTCGCGGGTCTTGTCGCGGACAAATGACGGCGCGTCCGAGGGTGCGAATGCGTCTGAGTGCATCGGCCCCACAGCGCCACCGGCGTCGACGCTCTGCCAGGCGATGGTGCCCCCGGCCATGCAGGCTGCCTTGATGGCATCTTCCTGCCCGTCGAGATCTGTGTGGCTCGTGCCCCTGCACTTCACCCGCACGCGCCGATCGAAGATGTCGGGGCGCATGTTGTGGAGCCCAATCGAGCCGTCGTGGTGCTCCATCTTGTCGAAGACCTGCGGCTCGTCGCCGGGGTCGAACTCGACGACGTTGAGATTGATGCCGTTGAGCTGGCAGAATGTGCTCACGTCCTCTGGCCTCCGTTCTACGGTCCACTCAGCCGCGCCCGTGAGACGGACCAGGCTCTTCACGTTCCACCCGGCGCCCGCGAGGAGCCGCACGGGGTTCGCCGCCACAACGTTCCACGAAGCCTCCGCCGAGAGCGTGGTCGTGCCGCGCACGTTCCACCGCGCTCCAGCCGTCAAGACGACTGCCGCGGGCGCCCCGAGCACGTCCCAGCGGGCACCGGCAGAGAGCGTCGTGGTCTGCACGGCGGGCGTGCCCAGCACGTCCCATTCGGCAGCTGCTCCGAGGGCTACCTGTGCCATGCTTAGGCGTCGTCTCCCGAGACTTCCCAGGCGATGTGCACGCCGGTCTTGATGGGCTGCGAACTCGGCGTATGGCGATGGAACCAGACGCCCACGTAGTCGTTCTCGGCGTAAGGTGGCGTCGGCAGGTCCGTGCCCGTGAGCTTGGTAGCGGGGTCGTCGAAGACCACGTAGAGCGGCGCCGTATACGTGTCCGCGATGGTCTGCGCCACGGTGTTCTTCGCGGCCGTCCCGGTCACCGTGCCGCCCGTGCCGCCCACGGTCACGTCGACGGGGATTGAGAACGAAGTGCCGTCGATGACCGTGATGACGTGCGACCCGTTGATGCTCGGCGTGCTGCCCGAGTGGCCGGCGATGACGACCGTCGCACCGTCCTCGAGCCCGTGCGCCGCGGCCGTGGTGATGATGCTCGGGTCAGCCACGCTCGACGCCGAGATGGTCGCGCGCACGGCTTCGAGCCCGAACTCAAGCGTCTCGCCGCTGGGCACGTCGGCGACGTTGGGCTGCTCTGTGATCCACATGACCGGGTCGACCCAGTCGGTCGTGCCGTCGTTCTTGCAGTAGAGACAGCGGTACTCGTCCTCGCCCGCCGTCGCCTCGTCTCCGGTCACGGTGTCGAAGAGGCAGCCGAGCTGGGTACTCGACAGCATGACGCTCGACATCGCTCCGCCGATGGAGAGGCTCGGGTCGTCGTTGGTCGCTCCGCCCGAGTAGTACCAGTGTGGTGAAACGGCCACGGCCTACCTCCTCCTGCCGCCGGAGCGGCCTCTGTCGTTTTGCCGACCGCGGTCGCGCCCGTCGCCCGGCGCTGCGGTGTTCGGCTTACCTGCGACGCGCGCGGGAAAGCGACCGTGGTAGCCGGTGGCACCCAGGGCGAGCGTCACCTGATCGCCGCCCACATTGAGCGTCGTCTGGGTGATGAGCGCACCCGAGATGCCGGCGCCGCCGAGGGTCTTGCCCGGCCGGATCTGGCTCGCGCCGACGATAGCCGTCAGGCCCACGCTGCCTGTCCACTGGCCTTCGCGGCGTTCGATGGCGATTGACTGGCCTATCCTCGCGGCGGCGATCTCGCTGCTCGCCTCGGAGGTCGCATCCTTGTAGGCCACGCGCTGACCGGCCGCGGGCTGCCAGTCGTCGGGCACGAGGCTGTAGGCGCCGTCCTTGTCGACGACCAGCTGCTTGACCACAGGCACGAGCATCTCGCCGGGCTTCGGCGCGACGTCTACGGTAGGGCAGAAGGCCACCTGCACCAGGTCGACGGCTCCCTCGTCGGAGGTTGCCGCGCCGGTCGTGTCGACGCCGATAGCGTCACTGATTGACGCGCTGCCGGGGTCGTGCGCGATGGTAAGCACCTTGTCTTCCCACCAGCCGTACTGCACCTCCTCGGGGTACAGCGAAAGCAGCTCAGGAACGGCGGCGCAGAGGGTCCGCGAGTCCGGGCGCAAGACGATCGACGTGGGCGCCGTGTCTTCGTCCGGCGCGGGCAGCTTCATCGATTCGAACGAGCCGGTGGGGAACAGGATCGTGAAGACGTCGGCGAGGTCGTCGCTGCCGTCGGCGCCCGACTCGTAGCCCTGTGAGTAGACGGAGACGTCGGTGATGCGCGCGGAGATGGGGCTGTTCGAGGCGCAGGCGTAGAGGCGATTTCTCGCAACCCACTTCGTGCGTACGAGGTGGTCGGCATTCTTCGAGTACTTCGTGCCCAGGTTGTGCGGCAGCCTGACCGGCAGATAGGCGGCGTAGAAGACGATGAGCTTGCCGGCGCAGGCAAAGCGCAGGTTCTTGTGCTGGTAGAAGTCGTAGATGCTCCACTCGAACCGCTGGAGCAGGTGTGAGTCAGTGCGCATGGCGATGGGGTCGGCGAAGGGCAGGTCGCCAACGTCGTCGCAGACGTACACGCCGAGGTAGTAGGGGCTTGGGCAGTTCGCCACGCCGTTGGCGTCGTAACCGCGCCCGTAGAACTCTGCCCAGTAGTCGATCCGGGGGTACTTCGCAAAGCGGTGCCCGTACTTCTCGTCGGCGGGGCCGATGGGGTTCGTGTAGTCGGGCGTCTTCTTGAAGATGTACGAGAATCCGAGCGTGAAGTCGCAAGTGGCCTGGAAGCTGAGGCCGGTGATGGTCTTGCTCCCGGCCAGCTTGTAGTACGCGGCGCTCCACAACTTTGGCGGCGCCGGGAAGTCCGAGTCGTCCCAGTGCGGCAGGCTGTTGCCGATGTGCTCGTAGGCGGTGCCAGTCTCGCTTTGGTAGCAGGTGAGCTTGTCGACGTCGGGCCACAGGAAGTTGAGCCCCTCGGAGGCGTCGACGTTGATTTGCCCCTCCGGCCACACGCCCCAGTTGTTGCAGTCCGTCGCGACCCACTGGCTGAGGTCACGGTCGACGAATACGCCCTCCACAGTCTCGTCTTCCTTGAACTCGTCAAAGTGCCCGACGCAGGACACGTGCCAGGAGTCCTGCGGGCCGACGCCGCTCGTGACGCTCGCGACCTTGCCCTCGAAGACGCGCCCACCTTCGACGTCGAACTCGATGGCTGTCCTCTTGGCGAGGCCGGGGTCCGAGAAGGTATCGAAGTCGCAGGTACCGAAGCCGCCCTTGGCGGTGTTGACGACGGAGATGTTGACGGCATCGGACGGCAAGCCGACGACGGTGCCCTTCAGCCTGTGCGGGATAACACCGTAGGTGGGGCTCATGCCTGCTCCGAAACCGAGTCATGGGCGGTGCCGCTCCACTTCCAGGCAGCCGTGTCTCCGTCGGCGTAGTTTCCGAACAGGTACGCCTGCGTGCAGTAGGCGGTTCCCTCTGTGCCGGGGCGGTAGGAGTTCACGACCATCTGCACGGCGTCGCAGGTAGCAGGGATTTCAACGTCGCCAGCGAGTCGCTCCCAGCCGTCGCCAGCCGCGGCGTAGGGGTAGACGTTCGACGCGGAGACGAAGTTCTCGCCGCTGTACCACTGGAGCAGCACGTGGTGCTGAGATGATTCGGAATCGGCGCCCGGGGACACATCGACCTGCCAGTGCAGCGCATCGCCTGCCACGCTGCCTTCTGGGAACGGCTCGGGTCCGTCCATGCCGAAGAAGGCGACGTAGTCGTTGGCGAGGTTCTGCTCAACCGCGAACGCGGCCACGGCAGGTGAGGGAATCGTAGTGCCGGGCACGCTCGTCACGCGGCTCAGGCTTGCGTCAGATCCATATATCCAGCCAGAGCAGTCGACAGCTGCGCTCGGGTTGGGCACGGCACTCGCGGTGGCTACGGGCTCGAACATGAAGCCGGTCATCCATACGTCGTCGCCGCTCGGGTACTGGTTCATGTTGACCTCGGCCGACGCATAGAGCGGGTAGCCCGGGTATTCTGGTGAGCGCCCCACGAAGAAGCGACGCACGAAGGCGCTGTCGGCCTCCGAGGTGCCGTTCCTTACGGTGCCGCCGGTGCCGCCGACCGTGACGTTGACCGGGACCGTAAAGGTCGAGGGGCCAGTGACCGTGGCAACGTGCGTGCCGTTCAGCGACGGCGTGCTGCCGGCGTGCGCGCCGATGATGACCACTTGGCCATCCGTGAAGCCGTGGGGCTCCGCCGTGGTGATGACGGTCGGGTTCGCCACAGACGAGGACTCGATCTGTGCGAACGCCCCGTACACGTAGGCTGTCGAGGCGGGCCAGTTCACGCAGACTCTCATGCCGCTGGCGCTCGGATGGTAGAGCCAGAAGGACAGCACGTAGTCGGTCTCCGGCTCGATACCCCAGAGAGTGTCGGTCCACCAGTGGCGCACGTCGCCGGTGATGTTCGGCGCCGTGTAGCGGGCGGCCGCGTCAACGACGGTTGGCAACGTCACCGGCGGACTCACTTCGCGCGTGAAGTCGTCGACAGGGTTTGTCGACCAACCGTCCAGCACGTTGACGTGAAAGCGCGGGTTCGGGATGAAGTTTACGCGCCCCTCGGACTCCGGGACGACCGGCTCCACCGGTTCGCGCTCCTTGCCCGGAGTCGCCGGGGGAAGCCCCGTCCACGGGTCGACACGCCCGGTCGGATCGCTGAGGTTCAGCTCGCAGTCGAGGGCGCGCATGATGTAGGGCTTCTTCCTGTCCGGCGTGCGGTCGAGCCACTTGTAGCGCGCCTGACTGATGGCCGTGAACGGTACTTCGCCGAGCGGCGCGTAGTCCTCAGTGCCGTCGTCCTCGCCGTAGGGCGTGCGCTCAAGCGGGTCTTCCAGCCACAGGATCGAGTCGGGCTGATGTTCGTTCGCGCTGTAGACGAAGTAGGCGAGCACGCCGGACTCGTCGTCGCAGGAGGCCAGCCACGAAAGTTCATTTCCGCCGGACTTGCGCCTGGCCTTCAGTTCGTTCGGCGGGCTCGGCGGCGTGTCGTCGTCGTAGAGCCGCGCTTGGGGCAGCTCCACGTCGACGGACGGCCCTACCTGCCGCAGGCCGCCAGTCTTCATCTTCTCCATGATCCAGTAGGTGACCACGGAACCGTTCTCGACCTGGTCATCAAGGAACGCCTCGGCGGAGGTCTCTCCGACGTTCACGGCCACGCCCCCGTCGGCCGAGCGCCACACCTCGCAGGCGCCGAGGTACTTCTCCTTGATCGGCTTGCCCAGCGGGTCATATGCCCACGTCGGGCCGCAGCCCATGTCCCAGGCGATGAGGCACTTCCCGTCTCCCGTCAGGACGGTCATCAGTAGCCCGTCACCGCGACCGCGAGTTGCTGCTGGCGGATGAGCTGCCCGACGCGGCCGGCGACCATGCGCGCGGCCTGTTCGTCGGTGCCGTTGAGGTTGCCGATGTTGACGACGAGATGGAGGCCGCCGCCGCCGGGCGCGGCCTTACCCTGCGGCGTGAAGGTCGCGCGCTCGGGGCCGGCCTCGCCGGCAAGGAACAGAGTCGGGCGGGTGACCATGTAGTCGCCGCCTGCGGCTTGGCCGCCGCCGAAGGCCCAGTTCCAGCCTGAGCTGATGCCACCCTTGACCTTGCCGGCGGCGCTGGCCCACCAAGGCATCTTGTAGGCGTCGCGGGCGATGGCGGCGCGCTGCTGCTTCTCGTACTCCAGCGCCTTCCTGTACTCCGGCGAGTCCTTGCCGTACTTCGCCGCCACTTTGGCCATGTACTTGTCGAGCGCCTTGTCCGCCCCGGCCCGCGCCTGGCCCGCCTGGTCGGCAGCCTGGTTCATGCTGTCGATCGCGTTGCCGAGCTTGGACAGCTGATTCATCGTGAACGTCACGGCGATCGCCAGAGCGGCGAACGTGGCGGCCGACTTCACGGCGCTCTTGTCCATCCCGAGGATGCTGCCCCTGGCGCGACCCGAGGCGGTGCCCATCTGGCCGATCGGCACGGCCGCGCCCTTCGCCTTCCCGCCCATGGTGCCGATGCGCGTGCCGGCCAGCGTGGAGGCCCCGGCGCTCCTGCGGTCGGCGGCCGTCTCAAGGTTGCTGGCGGTGACGGAGCGCGAGTCTGCCGCCGCTTCGCGGTTCGAGGCCGCTGCCTCGCGGTTGGCTGCAGCCGTGGAGCGCTGCTGCGCCTGCGTGTTGAGGTTGGTCGCGGCGGTGTTGCGCTGCTCGGCCGCGGTGCTCGCCTGCGTCGTCCCGCCAAGCGGCCCGGAGCCACTTCCCGGCTGAAGGTTGCCGGGGCCGGAAGAAGTCCCTGCCATCTGGCGCTTGAAGCTGAAGTTGCGAATCGACTGGAAGCCCGTGAGGACCTTGCCGGTGATGACGAGCAGGGGGCCGATGGCGGCCACGAGCAGGCCCACGCCAACGACGACCGTCTGCAGCCACTTCGGCATGCCAGAGAGCCCGTCGGCCAGCCACTTGATGGCGCCGGCGGCCTTCGAGATCATCGGGGCGAGTACCTCGCCGATGTTGATGGCCGCCGTCTCCAGGCTGCCCTTCATGTTCTCGAGGGCGCCGCCGAGGCCCTTCATGCGGGCCTCAGCCATATCGGTCGCGGCGCTCTGGTCGTTCGTCGCCTTGGTGTACTTCTCAAGGCCCTCGGCGCCGCCCTGCATGAGGATCGTCGCGGCGCGCGTCGCGTCGCTGCCGAACATCACGTTCATGGCGAGCGTCTTCTGCTCGTCGGAGAGCCCGCCCATCTTCTCCTGGAGGATCTCGGCGACCTCAGCGATCGATTTCATGCTGCCGTCTGCGTTCGTGAAGTCGATGCCGAGCTGCGCCATCATGCCGGCGGCCTTGTCCGTGGTCGGCACGAGGCGCGTGAGCATGGTCTTCAGCGAGGTTCCCGCGTCCGAGCCGCGGATGCCCTTGTCGGCGAACTCGGCGAGCACGGCCACTGTCTCCTGCAGCGAGAGCCCAGCCGTCTTCGCTCCAGGGCCGACCTGGCTGAGGGCGAGAGCGAGGTCGGAGACGTCGGCGCTGGAGGCGTTCGCACCACCGGCCAGGGCCGCCGCCACGGTGGCCGCGTCCTTGGCTTCCAGGCTGAAAGTGTTCATCGCGTTGCTCGTGATGGTCGCCGCGTCGGCGAGCGCGAGGTTACCCGCTGCCGCGAGGTCCATGGTCGCCTTGAGGCCGCCGGCCTTGATCTGCACGGGCGTCATGCCGGACTTGGCCAGCTCGAGCATGGCGTCGGCCGCTTCGCCGGCGCTGAACACGGTGTCGGCGCCCATCTGCTTCGCGTACTCGGAGAGGTCGTCGAGCTCTGCAGACGAGGCCCCGGAGGCCGCCTGCACCTGGTTCATGGAGGTCTCGAACTTGGCGGCGGAGTTCACGGCCACGGCGCCGACCGCGAGCAGCGGCAGGGTCACGCCCATGGACATGCTCTTGCCGGCGCCCACCATCTTGTCGCCCATGAGACCGAGCTTCTGCGACGGTGCGTCCAGCGAGCCGCCGGCGCCCTTGGCCGCGGCCTCGACGTCCTTCAGTGCCTTCTGCGCGCCCTTGGAGTCGCCGCTGATGACGAGGCGCAGCATTGTCTCCATGGCGGGCATGAGGTCAGCCCCCGATCCTCAAGCTCAGAGCGTCGATGACGGCGGCCTTGTCCTGGTCGATGAGGTCGCCGATGTAGATCGTCCCGGCCTTGCGCGTCATGGACACCTTGGGCTCGATGAACGACTCGGCGATCATCCAGTCCATGAAGAGGCGGCGCTGCTCGTCGTCCATCTTGTTCATGGGGTCGGCGAGAATCTCGAGGCCACCCTTGCGCAGCAGGCTGCCGATCTTCGGCGGCACGCGGCCCGTGACGTACAGGTACTGCAGGGGCGGGTCGCAGATCCGCGCGACCGCGCCGCTTGGCAGGGTCGCAAGGGTGCCCGCCAGCGCCTTGCTCTTGCTCGGCCACGCCTCCGCAGAGGTCGGTTCAGCGGGCAGCGCCGCCACCAGCACGTCCTCGGCTGGCTCCTGCTTGGCGTTAGTCATCGTCGTCTCCAGTCCAGGGGTCGGGAACGCTGAATACATGCGCGCCCTCACGCGGCTCGTCCTCCGCCTCTTCCGCGGCCGCGCGGCGCGCCGCCCGCAGAGCCAGGAGGCAGCCCTGGTCGAGCACCCACGCGAGCGTCGGTTCGCCGACCCTCAGGCGCGACGAGGGCAGCTCTTTGAAGCCCTCGCAGACCGCGGCAAGGGTGACGGCCTCTCCCGTCCCGCAGAACGAACGAAGGCCCCACAGGGCCACGGCGTGGACGTCTTCCGAGGTGAGGTCCCCGGCGTCCACCTCCGCGTGCGCGAGCGTCGCCCGTGCCAAGTCCAGCGCGCCGCCGCCCCCGGAGAGCAGGGAGATGAGTCCCGGCGTCTCCAGGGGCGCGAGCGCGCCACTCGGAAGGGCGACCAGCGGCATGGGCTTACGGTGTGACGTCGTAGGTGGCAGTCGCGTAGGCGCCGCCGCCGGCCGGGTAGCGCGCTTCCCAGCCGTACTTGCCCTCGCGGCGCCGCTTGGCCTCGATGGGGTCGCGGTCGACGGATACGAGCTGGCAGGCGGGCATCACGAGGGTTACGCCCATGGAGCCGCGCGTCAGCGCGATGGTCACGGCAAACGGCGTTCCCGCGGCGAGCGCGGCGATGTCGGCGGCCGCCATGGACTGCTTGCCGATGGTCCCGGAGACGGTCGGCAGCGCGTCGTTCTTGTACTGCAGCGTGTCCGGGTAGAGCGAGCTGCCGAGGAAGGAGTTGATCGCCTCGATCTGATTGACGATCTTGAAGTCGAAGTCCGTGGTCACGGCGGTGTCGGTCATCCACGTGATCGTCATGTCGCCCTTGCGGAACGGCGCGGCGGTGTCGAGGCTGGGCGTGATGACCGGGTCGGCGATGTCCTCGCAGGTGAGGCCTACGCAGGAGGCGTCCATCTCAAGGACGCCGGCGTTGAACTTGAAGGCCAGTTCCTCGACGCCCATGCCGGCCGCACTCTGGTACTTCGCGTCGCCGCTCGCGCCGACGATCTTGAGGCTCGGCGGCGGGTCGGTCGTCACGAATACGGAGGTCGCGGCGACGGGAGCGCCCATGGCGGCGCACATGAACTGCTGCAGGTCGAGCGGGCGCGGGTGCATGCCCGTGAGCTTCACGGTCGGCTTGTACTCCGCGGCGCCGAGGTGCGGCATCGGCGCGAGGAAGCCGCGCACGATGTCCTGCTCTTCGAAGAGTTCGATGCCGTCGTCCATGGCGATCTGCTTGACGGCCGGGTAGCGGGCGCTGCCCACGAACTCGTCGACGTGCCCGGGATAGCCCGGCTTCTCGGTCTGCACCTGCACGTATGGTCCGGTCGATGCCATGCCTCAGTCCTCCTCTTTGCGCGGCTTCTCGGCCGGCTTCTTGGCAGCAGGTTCGGGCGCGGTCGCGCCCCGCTCGGCGGCGGCCTTGGCTGCCTCGGCCTCTTCCGCCGTGTCGAAGTAGGCGTCTGCGCCGTCGCCGGCCAGGTCGTGGATGCGGTAAGCCATGGTCGCCCCCTTAGGGAGTCTCGTAGACGGTCGTGGTGAAGAGCAGGGCCACGTCGCGGAGGATGCCGTTGTCGGTCGTGTACTCGCGGGCGAAGCCGCCGCCGATGTAGTTGGTCTCGCCGCAGTCGAGCGAGTCGATGGGGCCGAGGATCTCCTTGGCGGCGCGCATGTAGCGAAGCAGCCGCGTCTCCTGCGCCACTTGGCTGTCAGGCCCCACGATGAAGGCGACCTCGACGGGGTGCGCGACCCCGTACTCACCGCCGACGCTGGGCTCTTGTGCGTCCTCAGGCTGCGGGCGGATGACCACGGCCGGATAGGAGACAAGGGCCTGCGCAGCCGGCTTGTCGAAGACGCGCAGGTAGCTCCTGGCGGCCGGCTCCGTGATCGCGTAGGCGTCGGCGTACTCGCTGTTCAGCGCGGAGACCTTGCTGGCCATGCCTGCCTGCAGCGCCGCGGCGACCTGGTCGAGAACCTGCTCCATGCCCGGCATGCCCATCAGGACACCGGCAGGGCGGAGCGGAAGTCGAGACTGGACAGCTCCTGGTTGTAGATCTTCGAGCCTTTGCCGATGAGGCCTGAGTGGTGCGCCTCTTCGCGCACCCAGATGTCGACCGTGCGGCGCATCTGCACGCCGCGCATGGCGGTGCCGACGATGACGGGGCGCGAGGGCATCTTTTTGGTGCCGTCGGAGAAGAACCTGCCGTACGCGATCGCCTTGGAGGCGGAGTCCATGCCGAAGGACGCGGCCACCTTCGTGATGACCTGCGAGTAGCCGCTGCCGCCGGTCATGGACGAACGTAGGGCGCCGGTGAGCACGCCGATCTTGCGGCCCGGGTAGTGCCTCTGCTTCCAGGCGGCGTACTCTTCGCTGAGCCTTGCCCAGCGCCCGCTACCGGCCGCGCCCTCGGTCTGGAACTGCTTGCTCATCTGCTGGCGGAAGACGCCGCCGATGCGGCTGAACATCGGGCTCCAGTCGGAGATGCCCTCGGTGAAGCGGGAGAGCTGGAACTCGAACTCCTTGAGCGGCGGGTCGGTGCGCAGGTCGAAGGTGACGCCGGCGCTCTTGCGGCTGACGGTGGCCACGGTCAGAACCCCGTTTCCCGCGTGGTGCGCGTGACGAGAGTGCTGCTCGCCAGCGCCGTGCCGGCAGAGTCGCGGAAGCCGTGACTGACGCGGCCGCCGCCAGCCGGCGTCATGTCGGCGCCGAGCCCGCCCTTGTCGATGAGGTCGAGGCCGCTCTGGTAGGTCTTCTCGTGGGCGCTCGCCGCGCCCTGGTCGCCGCCGACGCCCTCTGACGACGGGAACAGGCTGCGCAGCGTGCGCGCGGCCGTGCCAGACGCGCAGACCGCAGTGAGGAAGGCGAGCGCCTCGCTGTCGGTCACGGGCAGTTCGTAGCCGCGGGCCCGCAGGTGACCGTCGATCTCGGCGGAGACCAGCGTGATGAGCGCCGCCGCCGGGGAGTCGTGCAGGTCGCCGACGGCCTGGATCAGCGGGTAGACGTCCTCGAGAGTGGCGTACTCGGTCATTGCAGGAAGGCGCTCACGCTGAAGGTCACGGATTGTCCATGGGCGCCCGCGTCAACAAGCGTGTGACGGGCGCGGATCTGCGAGCCGAACAGGTAGGGCTTGGTCACGCCGGCGGCGCAGTCCGCAGAGACGTCGAAGCTCGTCGCAGCGACGCTCGCGGAGTCGAGCACGAGCCAGTACTTCTTCGCCGCGGAGTTGCCTGCGATCTGCTGGAAGTGCCCGGCGTTGAGCCAGGTAGCGCCGTCGGGCGCGAGCACGTCGATGAGCACGTCGAGCGTGTCACCGGCGACGCCTGCTGTGGCGGTCACGTCGAGCAGGCAGGAGATGCGCCGGGCGCGCGCGCTGTCGACGCCGGCCGCGCCCGAGTTGGCGACGGCCGTGGTGCGGGTTGCCGAGGCAAGCAGGGTCGCGACGCGCGGATAGTGGCTCACGGCTTCACCGCCTTACGCTTGGCGGGTTCGGCCCTCTTGGCGGGCTCACGCACCGGCGCGTCGACCCACTCGACGGCGCCGGCCTCCTCCATTTCGGCGAGGCTGCCCTTCTCACCGGGCACGAAGTCGCCGCATTTGTAGGGCTGCCCGTAGATCGTGCCGCGCTTCAGGACGTACGGCATGGCGTCACCTGGCCTCGTCGGACAGGTACGAGAGGACGGTCGTGGTGGCGGCTGCGACGCCGTTCTGGAAGGTCACGCCGTGCACGTTAGCGGTCGGCGCCTTCACGGGGCACGTGGTCTGCTGCACCATCGTGGTCATGCCGCTGGCCGTGGTGTAGACGCCGGAGGTCATGCCGACGCCAAGGACGCGGCGGCTGGTCCCGATGATGTCGCCGCAGCCGACGCTGATGTTGGCGGCGCCGGAACGGGCGCCGTTCGCGACCTGCGTCACGGTCTTGAAGACCTTGGTGCCGGCGACGGTGGAGGCGCCGTTGAAGGTGATCGCCTCGGTCTGCGCATTGCCGAACTGGTCGGTGCCGGTGATGGTGCAGACTTCCGTCTGCGCGGCGTCGGCCGTGATCGTGATGTTGCGCGGGATGTCGGGCTGCGCGGCGATGGCGAGGTTGACCGCTCCGACCGACGCGGCGACGGCGGTGACGATGGTGTCGACTGCGGCGGGATCGGGGCCGGCGAAGACGTCGACGTAGCGATAGCACGGGAAGGCGCCGCCGGTGTTGGCAGCCCTGCGGCTGCCGAATCCGAGTGCGCCCGAGATGAGCTTGGCCGGGTGCTTGAAGATGCCTGCCATGTTTCCGTTCTCCTTTTCGGAGCCCGGGGCGAGCTAGCCGCCCGCCCCGGGCATCATGGGTTCGGTCAGCTCACGACCGTGGAGTAGAGATAGGCGGAGTACAGCGACGTCTTCTTGAGGTCGCGGTAGTCGTCCACGTACCACTTCCAGGACTTCGTGTCGTCGTCCCAGACGGGACCACGGGTCGCGTAGCGCGGACCTTCGCCGGTCCATCCGAAGCTCTTCATCGGGGCGATCGAGCGCGAGGTCGCGTTGGACTCCACGCAGCCGATGAAGGCGTACTTGCCCCAGATGTTCGTGAAGGTGTTGGCCGCCGAGTAGTACACGGCGCGGCCCACAAGCAGCTTGTCGAGGCCAAGCGCCTCGGCGATCTGCGCCTCGGTGGGAAGCGCTTCCGAGGCGTTGAGGCCGAAGATGATCTTGCGCAGCTCGGAGCGCTTGCGCATCTCGCGGAAGACGTCGTAGCCGACGGCCATGACGTTGGGCTCACGGCCGACTTTGCCGCGCACCGTGGCCTTGGCGTCGTCGACCTGGTCGACGATGTCGGAGGTGTCGACGTCCCAACGATCGGCCGCGGCCAGGGCGCTGGTCTGCGTGAACTCGCCGGTCGCGAACGCCATGTCGGCGATCGCCTTCTCCTCGATGAGCTTCATCTGCGCGAGCGGCACGGAGAGCGCGTCCTTGGCCGGGTCGACCTCGGCGTCGGCGTTCTTCATGTCCTCGTCAGGGACGCGGGCCATGAGGCCGTAGCCCTCGCAGACGTAGGAGTCGGACGACTTCGCCCACTTGACCTCGCCGTACTGCGCGCCGGGGGCGCGAACGGCCTCGACCAGCTCGAACTTCTCGGCGCCGTGAATCCAGTACTTGTCGGTCTTCTTCGCCACCGGGATCACCGGGGCGAGCTGATTGCCGATCAGGGTCGCGTCCTGGTCGGCGTACTCCTGCGCCCACTGAGTCAGGGCGGCGTCGATGTGGAGGTTCGCGTGTTGAGTGCTTGCCATCTCAAGTCACCGTCCTTTCTCAGACGTCTTCGGTTTGCGGATGGATGTCGATCACGATGAGGCCGGGGGTCGCGCTGGTGTACGCCTCGCGGGCGTAGCCGACGATCCAACCCTTGTCGGTCTCCTGCTTGACGAGGTGGCCGGAGGCGTCCACGTCGAGCGGGTCGTTGATGGCGACGTCGGTCGTGCCGTCGACCATGGCGTAGGACTGGCCGGCGGTGCGCACGACGAGCTGCTCGCCGGAGGCCGAGAGGCCCTGTGCGATGCCGATGCAACGCTCGTTCGCGGCGCCGACCTCGGCCAGGCCGGAGGTGTTGACCAGCACCGCGTGATACTGCGAACTGGCGAAGGTCTCGGCCGCGACGAATGTCTCGTCACCGAACGGACCCACTGGGAGCTTGGTGGCCATGCTCAGGCCTCCCTTCCGTATCGTTCGTGGTGGACGCGCTCGGCGAGGTCTTTGTCCTCGGTGAGCGTGAGCGTCTGGGCGGCGGTGATGGTGATGCCGTCCTTGGCGGCGCGCGCCTTGGCCTTCTCGGCCAGCTCGGCGGACGCATCGTCTGCGGCATCGTCGCGCTTGGCGCCGCTGCCGGTCTCGCCCAGCTCGATCGCCTTGGTCTTCTTCGCGTTCTCAGCGAACACGGAGAAGGACTCAGGGGCGTCCTCGGCGAGCTTCGCCCAGGCCTCTTTCTGGCCGGGCAGGATGTGGGCGCCGTCGACCAGCTCGGAGAGCAGGCGGTCGACCTCCTCGGCGCGCACGCGCTTGGCCTCTTCGGCGAGCTTGGCCACGGCCTCGTCGGCGCGAGCCTTCTCGGCGTCGCGAGACTCTTCGAGCTTCACGACCTCGGCGAGGATGAGCGCCTCGTCGGCGTCTTCGCTCAGGTTGAGCTTGAGTGCTACGGTCTTCATCTGGTCACTTCCTTCCTTTGCGGCGTCGCCATCGGCGAGCGTCACGGGGTGGCCTTCCTCGCCCTTCGCGGGACGCGAAGCAGGCTCGGAACTGCCGGCAATGGGCTCGGCATGGCTGCCGGGGTCTTCGGATGCCTTCATGTTCTCGGGCACGTCGTCTTCGGTCTTGTTGGGATGCGCCTTCAGCCACTTGGCGCGCATGGACTTCTTGATGAACTCGGGGATCGCGGCGAGGGAAACCGGGGCGTACGTGGTCGTGCGCTTCACGGGGTTGGGCACGCCGAATGTGTAGTTACCGCCGGCCACCGCGTAGGCGACCTGCACGTATTCGCCAACATCTATCGCTCCGCTTCGCTCGAAGACGGCCCAGTTGTCGGAGAAGTCCGCGAGCCATCCATCTCCGAGGCTCTCGCGAAGGGCCTGCTCAAGCGCCTCCCTCATCTCTTGATACGAGCCTTCGGCCGCGACGATCTCGGAGAGCGCCACGTCGACGGGCTCTGCCATGGAGTCGCCGGCCGCGAGGATGGGCGGCAGCAGGCGGATGACCGGCGTGTTCGTGAGCGTCACGGAGCGCAGCACGTTGTCGGTCTTCTTTCCGGTCACGTTGTCGACGACCGGCCCCAACTCGACGGAGTTGTACTGGTACTCGCGGCCCGTGACCTTCTGCGCGCCGACGTCGGTCCACTGCACATCGGCGAACGCGGCCTCGCCGCCATCCGTGGTGGGCGCCACGTAGACGCGCTTCACCCAGGCGGCAGCCGGCGCGCTCGTGTCGTGCGATCCGGAGCTGTCGACGACGGGCTCGGTGCCGAGCACGCCGCCGGCGAAATTCGCGATGACCTCGTCGGCCAGCTCGCGGGTCAGCGGCAGCTCGGGGTACTTGGCGCTCTTGAAGGTGCCGATGGGGAACAGCATCATCGGCGTCACGTCGCCAGCAGCCACGGCGTCAAGCGACAGCTCGTAGTGGTCGAGGAACGCAGGCACGTCAGCCTCCCTGTCTCATCTCGTAGACAACGAGGCAGCGGCAGCGAGCGCCGCCCTCGCAGCCTGGGTTAGGAGCCCAGCCCGCAGCCTCGTCGAGGTCAGTAGTGGTCTCGCCGTCCATGGGGCCGCAGACGCCGCACACGGCCCCGTCGAGCAGAGCGCTGTACACGGCGTCCTCGATGTCCTGCGACTGCGCCCTGGCCTCGTCGGCGCGCCCCATGCTCATCACGTCCGAAGCGGAGGCCACGAAGCGCAGCGCGGCAGCGTCGCCTTCACGCGCCACGAGCGCTGCCATCACGTCAGGCGGGATGGGCGTGCCGGCATCGATGCGCGCGGCCTGCATGGCGGCGGCGGCCTGAATGGCCGCGGCGATCGCTCTGGCCATGGCCTCGGCCTGCTGTTTCAGGGCGGCGAGGCCCTCGGGAGACGGCCCTTCGGCGAGCTCAACCTCCGCGGCGCGGATGGACTCTGCCGTCCAGGGCTTGCCTTGCTTCTGGCGCTTCAGCTCGGCGGCAACCTGAGTGCGGCCGGCCTTATAGAAGTCGGAGAGCACCTTCGTGATCTGCGTCGTCAGGCGGTCGACCATCGGCGGTGCCCCGGCGGCGAACTCGGCGAGCTTGCCCTTGGCCTGCGCCGAGCGGGCGCGCTTGGCCAGCTCGGCGGCGAGCTTCTCGCGGGTCGCCTTGGTCGCCTCGGCCACGGCCGTCTTCGCGGTGTCGAACTGCGCCGTGATCTCGGCGAGGTCGAGGTAGACCTCGACGCCGACGGCAGGACGACGCTCAGCGAGCTGGAGGCCAGCATCATGAGAGTGTGGTGCCTCGCTTGCCTGAGCGCCGTCCGCCATGGGGTCCGCCGGGGCTTTGCTGGCGGGGATGGGTGGTGCAGGTGGCTCTTCCGGTGGCTCTGGAGCGGCCGGCGGCACATCTCCGGGCACCTCCACCTGCGTGTCATCCGATTCGGGCAGGTTGAGCTCGGCGCGCACCCAGTCCCAGGTCTCTTCGCCGAAGTTCATGCCCGCCTGGGAGAGCGCGAGGAAGGCGCGCGCCATGGCCTGAATGTCGGTGCGCTGCACGTTGCCGAATCTGAGGCTCGGCAGGTTGTCGTCCTTGGGAAAGTTGTAGGAGATCAGCTGATGGATCAGGCCGCCCTTGGCGTTCAGCACGTCCTCGCGGTAGCTGGCCTGCGCCTGGATCGAGTCGGAGAACATGTCGAGCATCGTGGTGCCGAGGGCGCGGCTGCCGACCTGGCCGACGCCGAGGTCAAGGACCTGCGCCTGGGCGACGCTCGTGAGCTGCGTGTCCCAGTACTTGATGGCGTCGAGCACCTCGCCGACCTTGGCGTTCGAGGCCATCAGCTCGGCGTCGATGTCGTCGTTCTTCAGGAGGTAGGCGCCGGCGGCGATTCCGAATGACTCGCCGGCCTCTTCGAGCATGGCCTGCGTCTCGTCGTCGAGCTCGGTGTGCGTGGTGAACACCGGGACGCCGCCCATCTTGCCGATCAGCACGGCGAGCTGTACCTCGATCTCCTGCTTCAGCTTCCAGGGCTTGTACATGGGGCGCAGGATCGAGCGGCCGCGGAAGTCGTCGCCCTCTTTGCAGTGGGCAAACCACAGCAGGCGGTCGCCGGGAATCTCGAGGGCGCCGCCGCCTTGCGGGCGCTGGATGACGTGGTCGATCTTGCCGTCTGCGATGAAGATGTCGCTCGCGGCGATGGACGATGCCGGCCTGTAGGCGAGCCGGCAGCGCGCTTCGCCGTTCTCCATGCGCCAGACGATCTCGAAGGCGGCGAAGCCGTAGTCCATGGCCAGGCTCGTGTCTGCGACGAATGCGCGCCAGGGGAAGTCGTCGACGAGGAGACGCTGCACAAGCTCGGCCTTGGCCACGGCGTCGGCGTCCTCTGCATCCAGGGGCTCGATGGTGACGGCGGCGCGCAGCAGGGGCAGGTTCTGAGCGAAGCGCAGGCCCGCGACCTTGGGATCGCTGAAGCGCATCTTGTCGAAGGTGCGATAAGCGTTCGTGCCGCGCAGGTCGAAGAGGTATTCGGTATCGAGCAGCTGGCGGGCCTTGCCGGCGCCGCGCGTGTAGGAGACGGAGGAGTCGCCTATCTCGCCTCGGGGAGCGGCCTTGCGCCCCTCCGCGAGAGACAGCGAAGCCGAACGCCTGGACGACGCCCGGAGCGCCTTACGATGGTGCGCGGTGGTGGCCACGACTCTGAGTCTGCGGCCGCGGCCAGCTACGAATTACTACCACTTGCCGGGGCCGGCGCCGCCTAGAAGTTGCCGCGATCTCCTGCGGTCTTGCGGGGCGTCTTGACGCCGCCGGCCGAGACGCGCCGCTTGCGGTAGCGGCAGACGTGCCAGTAGCGAAGCGCGTCGAGCGGGTGCGAGTAGACCTTGTGGTCGGTGTCGTAGACGTTGTCGTCGTTACGATGCGGCTGCACGTTCGCGAGCGCCGCGATCAGGCCGGAGCACCGTGGGTGAACAATGAGGCGCTGCTCGAGGTCGGGGTCGCCGAGCGACTCCATCATCAGCGTCACGCCGTCGTTCACCTTGCTGGGCTTGCCCTCGCAGCGCATGCCGAGGTCGCGGAAGACGTCGAACTCGCTGCGCTTGGTCTGCGTGTTGCGGGCGCGGCCGGCGGGGTCTGAGAAAGGTCCACGGACGCGGGCACCAAGCTTGTAGCGTTCCAGCCTGGCAAGGATGCCCTCGCCGAAGTCGGTCGTGCGGATCTCGGTGGGCAGGTACTCGTCGAAGACGAAGGGCTGGCCAGAGGGCGAGATCTGCAGGAAGAGCGCCGCCGGGTGGGCGAGGCCCCAGTCCACGCAGGTCTCGGTCGGCCAGCTCGCAACGACGTCGAACTCGCGCACGTTCAGCATGCGCTTGAAGCACTTGAAGAAGGCGCCCTCGCGAGGCCTGAAGACGTCAGTGATGTCGCGCGCCAGCTCGCGGTTCGCAAGGTCGGGATCGGCGGCCTCGTCGACGTTCCGCCGAAACCACTCTTCGTCGCGGCGCGGGTCAGCCGTGGCGGGGATGAAGTGCGAGCGCCACTTGCCGTCGCCCTTGAGCGCGGTCTTGTAGAGCATCGCGAAGTCATCCTCGTCGCCGTCGCCGGAGGAGACCACGTGCACCCGATGGGCGCCGTGCTCGAGCGCCGTCAGCTGCTCGTTCGGCCATGGCCAGAAGGCGAATTCGTCGCAGAGCGTCCAGAAGGCTGCGTCGCCGCGGGCAATGTGGCGCGTCGCGGTCTTGGTCTGGAAGCGGCTGCCGTTCTCCAGGGTGAGGCTGGTGGTCGTCTTCGAGACAAGGCGCGGTCGCCAGGCATCCATCGCCGCCGGCGACTCGGGCAGCACGCGCATGTGCGGCGGGTCCGAGTTGGAGTCGTAGCCCATGAGGATGAGCAGGCGGCGGATCGCGTCCTTGGCATCGTCACCCGATTGGCGAGCGATGTTGAAGAGGCGGTGGCCATGGAAGATGCCGGCGTGCAGCATGGCCATCAGTTCAAGCCAGGTGATGCCGACCTGGCGGCCCTTCGGCAGTACGAGGAAGCGCTCGCGCTCGATGACCTCAAGGGCGCGCTTCTGTTCGTCCCAGAGTGTGAACGGGATGAGGCCAGTCTCAGCCTCGCCCTCCTTCTGGACGATCAGGCAGGCGGCGGCGAAGACCGCGGCGGGAACGGGATCGAGGTTGCGCCAGCTGGCGCTCAGACCAGATGAATCATCGAGTCGAGCTGCGAGCTGGCTGACGACCTGGCCGGGCGGCATGCGAGCGACGACCAGCTCAGCCCGCCTGACCAGCTCCGGCGGTGGCGTTCTCAGCTTCACGCATCACTTCCTCGACCATGAGGTCGACGAGCTGGCGGCGGGCGTCGTTCAGGTTGACCTCGATGGGCGCCTTGAGGCCGAGCAGATCGTTGATCTCCTTCTGCACGGCGAGTGCGTCTCTGTAGCTCTTGTCGTTCAAGCAGCGCGTGAAGAGGTCGTGGAGACGGCCCAGGGCGCGCCCGAACTCAAGCTCGCGGTCGTGCGCTCCCGACTCGATGAGGAGCTGCTTGGCCTTGGAGATGTAGACATCGACGGTGCGCGGCCTGGAGCCCCAGGCAGGGTACTTCTTCTCGATGTGCTCAAGGATGCGTGGCCGGTCGAGGCCCAGCAGAAGGAGCCGGTAGACGACGTCCACGCGACGCGCGACGGCAGCCTTCGTTCCCTTAGTGCTGCTCACGGGAGGCGCTCCCGCGTCACATCGGCGAATGAGGCGCCGCTATCCGCGAGCGTCGCCTCTTCGCCCGTGTAGGCCTCCCAGCGCGACACGGCGGCGTCCACGAAGGCGGGGCTCTGCTCCATGGCGTAGCAGGCGCGGCCAGTGTTCTCGGCGGCGATGATCGCCGTGCCGCTTCCGCTGAACGGCTCGTAGATGAGGCCGCCTGGCTTGGTGTGGTAGAGGATCGGGCGACGGATCAGCTCGACTGGCTTCATGGTCGGGTGGATCGAGCCGGCGCCGTCTTCGATCTTGGACTCGATCTCCCAAACCGCCCTCGAGTCGGCCGGGGGCTTCAAGGGTGGCTGATGGCCCTGGCGCCAGCCGACGAGCAGCGGCTCGTAGTCCCACATGTACCAGGAGTAGGTGAGCACGCTGCGCGTCTTCTTCCAGATGAGGACTTGATGAGCAAGCAGGCCGACCTCGCGCCATGCCTGCCAGATGACCTCGCTGCGCATGATGCCGTAGCACTGGTACACGGCAGCATTGGCCGCCAGCGCGTCGTCGAGAGCGCAGCGCAGGAAGTCGACGTAGAACTCGACGGAGTGCTCGTGGTCGATGTAGGTATCCCAGTGCTTGTCCTTGTTCGCGGCGCCCTCGTTGGCTTCGCTCGCCGGGTGAGCACCGCCTTGGTAGTCGACGAGGTAGGGCGGGTCCGTGGCCATGAGCGACGCGCGCTTGCCAGCCATGAGCAGCTGCACGTCGTCGGCGCTCGTCGAGTCGCCGCAGAGCAGGCGGTGCTTGCCGAGCAGCCACAGGTCGCCGGTTCGAGACGCGGGGATCTCCGGAGGATCGCAGGGCGCGTCCTCGTCGGTCAGGCCTTCAGTGGGCTCTGCGAGAAGCGCCGCGATCTCATCCTGGTCGAACGCCGTCAGCTCGAGGTCGAAGTCCAGGCCGAGCAGCTCCTCAAGTTCGATGGCCAGCAGCTCGTCGTCCCACGATGTCTCTTGGCCGGTGCGATTGTCGGCGAGGCGCAGGGCCTTGACCTTGGCCGGCGAGAGGTCGGCGCAGACGATGACGGGCACCCGTTCGAGCTCCAGGCGCTGCGCCGCCAGGAGGCGAGTGTGACCGGCGATGATGACGCCCTCACCGTCGACAAGGATCGGGTTGCGGAAGCCGAACTCGTGGATGCTGCCGGCGACCTTGGCGATCGCGGCCTCGGGACACACCCTGGCGTTGCGCGGATACGGAAGCAGGCGGGTGATGGGCCACTGCTCAATGCTCACCTTGGTCGTGTTCATGCCTTGATCGTCCTTCCGCCGCGAGTCCGAATTGCTACGAGTTTGCGGCCGGCTGCTCCGACGCCCACGACGCGCACCATGCCGCTGGCGTTGAGGCGCGTCACGGAGGCATGGATGGCGTTGTAGTTCTCCTTCAGCGAGTCGCAGCCGAGCGCCCGGTAGAGGTTCACCGGGGAGCCGTGGGCGCGCCACAGCAGCAGGAGGATGTGCTCGTCGAGGCGAGGGTCGTGGTGGGGGTTGTAGCCGTCGTGGGGATGCGAGTCACAGACGCAGTCGCCGAGCACGTGATCGCCGCGCAGGTCCGCGCCGCACACGACGCAGCTGGTCTTCTGCTGGCGAAGGGAGGTACTGGACCTGCCGCATTTGACGACGATCGGTTCGGGGCGGGCGGGGCGATGGCACTCGACCATCACGACATCTCCGCCGAGAACGCTACTCCGCCGCTTCCCCCAGAGACTTTGTGAGCGCGTCCCGCGTGGCCTGCGTCGTGAGGTAGGCGAAGCGGAAGGGCTCGTTCTCGTCCAGCTCGGTGAGGAGATCGCAATAGAGCACTTGCAGAGTGTCGCAGGCGGTCCTCGAAGTCGAGCCAAGCGCGAGCATGCCGAGCAGGAGCTCGCGCTGCGATGAGGTCATGGCCATGTCGTGAGCGTACCACGGTAGAGACGCTACCCGGGCAGCCGATTCCCACGTATGACGACCTGCAGACGTGCGTGGTTGCGGATTGAGTGCGAGTCGCGTGGGAAAGCGGGTGACGCACGGTGACGCACGGTGACCGCTATGAGTGAAAACGCCTGCGTGCGAGGGAAAATGTGAAGCGGAGGGTGACAAGAGCGTGGTGGGCGACGTTGGAATTGAAGTAACGACTGCCCTGACGTGACGGGATCTCGAAACCAGCTTCTATGCAGGCACTCTCTTACGGCGCCTGCGCGCCAGTTCGTCACCGCCGCCCAGAATGGTTGCCGATTGAGTGCTGATGCTCTGGTCGGGCCCCTGCTCAGGCTCGGCCGCGGGCTTGTCCCAGAGCGATCCGTAGCGCCCCGCAGCGGACACCACAGCGGCCTCGGTGACGTGCGCGTAGATCCCCGAGGTGGTAGCGGCGTCGGCATGCCCTGCGGCCGCTTGGACCACGTCGAGACGCTCGCCGGCCCCGAGCATCGCCTCGACGAAACCATGGCGGAAAGCGTGCGGATGCGTGTGGGTCAAGCCGCGCCGTTTGCACAGGCGCTGCAGCTCGTGAGTGAAGCCGTCCGGCACGATCAGCTGACCCTTCAGGCCGCAGCACACGAAGGCGTCGTCGTCCCACGGCAGCCCCGTCCGCATCCACTTCTCCTGGCGTTCGCGCTTGAGGTCAGCCAGCGCGGCGAGCACGGCCGCCGGCAGCGGCACGAAGCGTGACTTGACGCGGCCCCTGCGTCCCTTCGGCGGTCCGAGCACGAGCGTTGCCCTGGTGCGCCCCGTGAGGTTGCCATCCTTGTGGTGGACAATGACGCCGCCCTCAGGGGCTCCATCCTTGTCTCGGATCTGCAGACGTGACCAGCGCACCGCCAGGAACTCGCCGCGACGCAGCCCCCCGCCGGCGCCAAGCAGCAGGCCCGGCCAGAGGCGCGTACCGCGCAGCGCCTCGAGGTAAGCGCGCATCTCAGGAACGGTGAGCGCATCGTGGTCTGCACGATCGAGCTGCGGCGGCTTCACCGCAGCCACTGGGTTCGCCGCCACGAGGTCTACCTCGATGCCCCACACGTACATGGCGTGCAGAGTGCCGCGGTAGCCGGAGACGGACTTTGGCGCGCAGCCGGCTGTAAGCAGGTCCGCCTGCCAGGTCGCCACTCGGTCCTTGGGCAGCATCTCGGCAAGCTCGTCGCCGAGTTCCTCCTCGATGTGGTGCGTGAAGTTCATCTTGTGGTGGCGCCTCGTGTTCGGCGACCACTCCGGTGCCTTGACCGCTCGCCAGCGGTCGTAGAGCTGGCGCACGGTCAGGCGGCTGGGCTTGCGATACACGCCCTTGAAGTAGCCGTCGAGGACCTTGACCAGCATCGCAGTTGCCTGCTTCTCACGGTCGAAGGTGCCGTGCGTCTCCCAGCGAGGGCCACCGTGGTCGGCATCAACGAAGACCAGCACCCGGTAGCGGGTGCCCCTGGTCTTCGATGTGCGCTTCTCGATGTGGCCGTTCACGTGGTTCCCCCGCTGGTTGCAACGACTCTACCCCACCGCCTCCGCGATAGTCAGCTGCCCGAGCAGCGGCTGGGCGGCTCGGTGGGGGCGCTCGTCGCGCTCCGCAGGAGGCCACTGAAGCACATCGGCCAGACGGACGAAGCGCACACGCTTCCAGCCCGTGAGCCTGTAGCCGAGCACCGTGTCGCCCTCAATCTGAAAGCCGACCCGGCGGGCGGCTTCCGCCGCCTTGTAGGTGGCAACCGCCAAGTCGGTGGGATCGCACTCGCCGCCGCGGCGCTCGAGGACGAGGCGGCCCGGGTGCCGCCACTCGTCGCGATGATCGAGCAAGTCGGCGATGACGTCGTCAACGAACGCCTCGTCGCAGAAGGGGTTGTAGGGAGCGGCCGGCCCCGTGACGTCAGCGAGCCGCTCCCTCGTACTCAACCCTCAGCCCTCAGCACGCCGACTGCTGGCCAGACAACCTTGCCCAGTGCGTCCGCTTGGACCTGCGGGACCGCGGCGACAGGCGCCCCGTAAGCGTGCCTGGCCATCGCCCACAGCAGGTAGGCATCGGCCTCGTTGTTGTCGCAGCCGGCGAACGTGAAGCGACGGATCGCGGCGGCGATCATCTCGTCCTTACCGCAGTTGCCCTTGCCCGTGGCCCACTTCTTCAGCGTACTCGGCGGCACCTCGACGAAGGGAAGGCCAAGGCGGTAGAGCAGGAGACGCACGCCGCCGCCGAGCTCGGCGATGTTGAAGATGCTGCTGCCTTTGCTCCCGAAGGAATAGCCCTCGATGACGACCAGGTCGACGCCGCGTGTCAGGGCTTGGACCTGGCGCACGATGTGGTCGAGGCGTTCCACGCCGCGCAGCTTCGTTCCGTCGATGCGCCCGGTCGTTCCATCCGCCAGGCACCACCCGGTCGCCACGAGGCTGAGGTCGAGCGCGAGGATGCGCGGCGCGGTCACTGGACCACCTCGAAGTTCACGACCCACAGCAGGGCTGTCGTCGACATGCCACCGCCGTTGATGTCGCAGAGGACCTTGAGGTACTCAGGGAACGAGTCGTATCCCTCGGCGTGGATGTCGTCGTCGGAGATCTCGGCGAGCAGCTCCTGCCGCACGCCAAGGATATGGACTCGTGCGAACGGCTCCGCCCCGCCTTTGGCGAACGGCGGACGTGTGTAGCAGGCATGCACTCCGCCGACCTTCCAGCGACGCTTACCCAGCCGCCGCGTCTGCGTCTTGCGCCCGGAGAGGATCATCTCGACATGCTCGGGCCTGAAGAGAATCACGCAGCGCTCTCCGCGGCCGCCGGCACGTGGTTCGCCTCGACGCTGAAGGAGAGCCCGTAGTCGCTCACCACGATGACGGCGTGCGGATCGCGCTCGCTGCCCGCGTCGACGTCGACGATGCGGTAGTCGAGGAACGAGTCCTCGCGGCGCGGATCGCCGGTCTTGAGAGACGAGAGGAAGTCGGCGGCCAGCTCGCCGTAGCGGGTGAGCGGGCCGACCTCGGTGGTCTGCATGTCGGGATTGTCGGGCCAGGCGACGAGGACGAAGGGATCGCCCCAGCCGCTGCCACCGCAGCGCAGGCATGAGCCGTGATGGCCGCCGCCGGTCTTGTCGGGGATGCGGCCGTCGCCGCCGCAACCAGGGCAGGTCATCCGCACATCGTCTTCGTTCACGATGACGCCCTCGCTCGCCAGCTCGGCAAGCATTTCCTCAGCCAGCGGCTCAAGGCCCTCGGCGAGAGGCCCAGTGGTGGGCCCAGCTTTGCTGATGACCTCGCCGGTGATCGGGTCGAGCACGTCGCTCTCAATCTCGAGGATCTCGGCGTCTTCGACGTCGCCGAAGAAGTCGCTCTCTACCATCGGCTCAGCGGCCGGCATCATGGACTGCAGCTTGGCGACGACGTGGCGCTGCTTGACGACGCGCCAGCCGGCATCGCTGGATTTCTGCTCAGCGCTGTCTGCGGCCTTCTCCGCCTTCTCCTGCTCGGTGATCAGGTGGTTGAGCACGGCTGTCGCCTCGTCGAGCTCGGTCTTCGGGAACATCTCGGTCTGCGTGGTCATCGGTCCTCCTGTCATGGCCGGCGCACCTGGCGCGCGTCGGCGACCTTGCGGGCAAGCTGCTTGGGGATGGTCGTGGCGGTCGGCTCGTAGACGTCGGCGCAGATCTGCCCGTCGCTGTCGGTGAAGGCGCTGGTGACCTCGAGGTTCCTGTCAGCCACGAGCGCCACCACCCACAGGGCGCCGTCCGGCGTCTCGACCGCATCGCCGGGCTTGATCAGGGCGGCGTACTCGTCCTGCCGATCTTCGTCTGGGGGGGGGCTGGTAGAGTCGTCCATGTGATCGCCTCCTGGGGCGGTTGCCACGCCCCGGGCCGTTCCAGCGGCGCCGGGGCACTTGTCGGTCTTGGGGGCCCGCGAGACCTCGTGTCGCAGGTCTGCGCGAGATGTGAAGCGAGCGCCCAAATGGCTGCCAGACGAAACGCTGACAGAAGCAACGCGAATGGCGCCTTGTTCGGGCCTGTGAGCGCGATGTTCAAACCTTAAGAGAGTGGTTTGAACATCGCGCTTTACACGTTGGCCGTGGTGTTTACCATCGCAAAACGGTGCGATGTTCAAATACGTCCCTTTGAACATCGCCATTATTTGGCCTCTTCTCGCCAGTAGACCGCTACCTGTCCGTGGCCGTCGCTCCGGGCCCGTTTCCCGACGCTGATGACGCCCCTCTTGGTGAGGTCTTGAAGCGCCCTCCGGGCCACTGTGTGGTCGATCTCCAGGCGCTCCCGGAGGTCGCTCTCGCTGAGCGCCCACTGCTCGCCCATGGGCAGGACCTCGAGGATCTGTAGCTCAACCTCGCGCCGGCGCCCCTCGGCGTTTTCCATGACCACCCGATAGCCGCCCTCCTCCAGTTCGATGGTCACCGCTCCAGGCGTCTCGTCGAAGCGTCCCACGGCGTGCAGCTCACGGCGGTTGTCGTGGCCACGGCCGCGCGTCCGGCGCAGCGAGACAAGGATGTCCATGGCCCCGCCGAATGCAGACGAGCCGCGAGCGCTCTCGCCGATGTCGCCGGTGCCCTTGCGTTCATGGCGTATGGCGATCACGGCGCGGCCCGAGTCGGCCAGGGCGCGTAGGGGCGCCATGGCGGCCAGGGCGGCTCCGGCTGAGTTCTCGTCGTCACCGCGGAGGCCGGCCCAGTCGGAGAGTGTGTCCGTGACCACGAGGTCGATGTGGTGCTGCTCGCAGTAGGCGAGCACAAGCTCGCCGATCTGATCCCAGGCGAGGCTGCGCACAGATCCCCGCATGAGTACGTGGCAACTGTCACCGCGAGCGTTGATGCCGGAGCGCTTGGCGCCAGCGACGAAGCTGCCGCGGCTTTCCTCCGTCATGTAGAGCACGCGGCAGGCGAAGGTCGCGTGCCCGATGTACTCCTCGCCGGCGAGGATGCGCGCCACCGCCTCCATCACAAAGCGCGTTTTGCCGACCTTGGGCTTCGCCGCGACCTCCGTGATCGCACCACGGGCGACGTAGCCAAAGAGCACGTACTCGGGCCGTTCTGGCGCTGAGGCCATGAGGTCGGCCAGTGTGACCGCTGGCAGAGTCGTAGCCGGCGCTGCGTCCTGCCCCCCGCGGCAGGCGACGAACTCGCTGGTCGTGTAGCCGGCGTCGAGGTGGTCGGAGGCATCCTTTCCTTCAACAGCCTCCACAATGCTGATGTCTGCCGCCCTGCCGGCCAGAGACGCAGCGACCGCGAAGGCATGCTTGCGGCCGGGCTCGTCCTTGTCGGCGACGATGACCACCTTGGCCCCGGAGAGCGCAGTCGTGTACTCGTCCCGCCACTTGCCGGCGCCGGCGGCGTTGCAGGTCGCCGTGAGCCCAAGCTCGGCGAGGGCGTCGGCGTCCTTCTCACCCTCGACCACGTAGACCAGCTCGCCGCCGGCAATCGCCGCGAGAACCTGCGGCAGGCGGTAGAGAACGCGCCGCGTGCCCGCAAGCTTCCACTCCCAGCCACCGCTGCCGTTCGGCTTGCGCTGACGGAAGTCCTTGGGCGTGAAGCGCACCACCTGGAAGAGCAACTCGCCGCTTTCGTCGACGTAGTCGTAGGTGGCGACGATCTTGCGCTGCCCGTTGCCGTTCTGCTTCTCCGGGAAGAGGTCGGCCAGGGCGACGCCGAGCGCGCCGCAGACGGCCTCCGTGTCGCAGCCGGCAAAGCAGGTGACGAGCAGGCGGCCGTCATCACCCATGCCCACCGACAGGCTCTGCCGGTGGTCCTCGTGGGCCGGGCAGCGGGCGACGAATCCGGCCTCGCCGGAGCGCTTCACCCCGTCGAGGCGGCTGAGAAGCTCGTCAAGTAGCATCGTGGGGGCTGGCGTGGTCGTCCTGGCTGGCGAGCAGCAGTCTCATCTCCTCCACGGCCAGCTTGAAGCCGTGGCGGATGTAGGCTCGCTTGGCCTCGTTCGTGGTGCCAAAGGTCCGCGCGTCGGCGTCCACGACGATCAGCTCGAGGTCGAGGTTCAGAGGCCCGCGGCGGTCAATCATCGGTGCCCCCAAACGAGTCGCACTCGCAAGCCGTATGGTCGGGCTCCTGGCGCCAACACGATCGGCAGTTGTCCTCACGGTGTCCGGTGGCCACGATTGCCATGAAGAGCACTCCGCTGAAGGCTCCAGTGAACAGCCCGGCGAAGTACACAAGGGCAATCACGGTGGGAATAGGGCGTCGTTGGTCATGGCGGCCGCCTCAGAACGGGATGTCGTCGTCGCCCAGCGTTGCCGCTGCGAGGCCTCCCTGCGCAGGCGCCGCCTCCCGCTGACGCTGCGCCTGCGCCTGCGTCTTGCCGTTGCCGTTGCCGTCGCTCTTTGGCGGGAATGACCACTGGGCGTTGCGGATGATGAGCGTCGTGCGCAGGTTGCCGTCCTTGTCCGTCCATGAGCGCTCCTGCAGCTCGCCAGCGACCTCGATGCCGCTTCCTTTGTGGAAGTGCGTCTCGATGGCGTCGACGCTGCGCCAGATCTCCACGTCGAAGAACAGCGCCTGGCTCTCGTACTGGCCGTCGTCGCCCTTGGCGCGGAAGTTGCCGGCCACGCGCAGGTTGGCGACGCGGGAGCCAGAGGGGGTGTCGTTGATGCGCGGATCGGCGCAGAGGTAGCCGCTGAGGATGGTCTGGATCATGATGGAGTCCTTTCACGTGCCGCGTCCTGCGGCTCGGATGTCTTGAGTGAAGAGCCGAAACGCACGAAGACCTCGCCGCCGCAGCGGCGCACTATGTCAACCCACTCGCCAGCCTCGGCCAGGGTGATCTCGCGCTCCGACTCTGGATTGGCGAAGTAGGTGCGCATCACGTAGGCGTTGCCGCGCCTGAGGAGCTCGTGGACGGCATCATCGGTGGAGATGCGGGCGATGAGAGTCACGGTTGGCCGCCTTCGATGATCGGCAAGTAGCCGAGCAGCTTCACCACGAGCAGGCGCTTGCTGAGCACGATCGAGCGCCCGTCGCGGTCACAGGGCAGCTCGCCCTCGCGGGCGTAGAGACTGTCGAGAGGCAGGAGCATCGAGTGACGACGCTTGCGCTCCTTCTCGATGCGCCGCAGGTAGGCGCCGGCCATGCGATAGGCCTTGTTCTTGTTCCAGGGCAGATAGGGCGCGGCGTCGGGGATCGTGATCCACGGCTTGTGCTCGCCGCCGACGGCCAGGAGCTCGAACGCCCAGCCGGGGACAACAGCGGCGATGTCCTGCGGCTGCGCCATGACGGGAGCGTTCATCAGGCCACCATCTCGCCGGGAGCCGACACGCCCGTCTTGAGATCTATCAGCCAGCGCTTGAGTGCATCGATGCACTGCGGGGCAGTAGTTGTCTTCATGAGCTGCGTGCGGCTGGAAACTCCGAACTTCTCACTCATCCACAGGCGCCACTCGTCGCGGCCCACGCCAAGCTCCTCGAGCTCGGCGGTCTGCTTCACGACGCGGAGCAGCTGCGGCTCGGTGACCGTTCCTCTCTTGCTGGGCTTCTCGGCCTCAGGCTGAGCATCCCGCCGCGTCGCCGCGTCGAGCGGCTTCCAGTCGGCATCGTGGTACTGGCAGCTCTCGCACTGTGGCTCCTGGCCGGCCTTGATCTGCGCGCAGGTCTGGAACGTGTGGTCGAGCGTGCAGCCATCGGGGCGTACCTGGGCTGCGAGTGCCTCGCTGGCGTCGGAGGCTGCCGCTGGCGCGGCGGCCTCCTGCGTGGCGAGAGCTGCCACTTCGGCAACTTCAGTCTGCGGCACGGGAGCGGCTGCCGGCGGCTCCGGGTCGGGGATCTTGGCGAGGATCTCGAGCAAGCCGGCGAGGTGCTCGCGAGGGATGCTTTCGAGGCTCTCGCCGTCACCGATGCTGTACCGCTCCTTGAGCGTCGCGAGCACGCTCTCATCGGTGCGCCCTTTGGCGTGGATCACGGCGCGCAGCTTCTCGACCTCGTTCGCGGTCAGCGTTCCGTTGCCGTTGCGTGGGGGCTGCGCTGCGGCTTGCTCACGCTGCTCGTCGTGACGCACGGCTTGCGATCGCGGCGCAGCTTCCTGAGTAGTCGCTTCGTTATCGGCGTCGTCGCCAGACTCGATCATGAAGGTCTTCAGCAGCCCGTTCTTAATTGCGTAGGAGAGGGCCTTGCCTGAGCCCTTGTCGTCCGTGTCGATGCCCTCACCGGGGAACGACACGCTGTAGGCGTCGCCGGGGTCGTCGGCGTTGACGAACGTCATGTCGAGGATCAGCGTCGTCTTGTAGCGCAGCGATCCAGACTTGGTCGCGCCGTGCTCGACGCAGCTGACCGTCTCCGGCCTGACGGTCGCGAGAAACGCGACGCCGTGCTTGACGAGCGCCGGGCGCACGAGCGCTACGACGTCGTCGTGTTTCACGTACTTGAAGGACGGCCCGCTCTGGGTCTTGCCGCCCTTCTGCACGTAGCCGACGTCGCCCATGACGGCAGCGAGACGCTGCGCCAGGGTGAGCGGCTGGGTGGGTTCACTCATGACGTCTTCCTCCTCATCCCGCGCGTCAGCGCGTGCGCGGGACCTTCTCTCGTCTCAAGGCGCTCGGCGGCCAAGCGGCCGCAGGCAGTTGTCAGGTAGTAACGCTCCGAGGCAGCGCCGGCGGCCGCGTCCTCACGTGCGCGGCGCGTACGAGCCTCAGCGAGGATGCGAAGTTGCTCATCCGTGAGCTTGCCGGGCAGACGCCAGCCGCGCGCCTCCTCGATCTCACGCTCGTGGTCGAGCATCATGTGCTCGGGATAGGACTCGGCGTCCTCGGGCTGGCGGCTCATGCCGCCTGCTCCTGCATCGACCGCGGGCAGACGCTCGCGGTCATGTGCTCGCCGGAGACGACAAACTCCTGGGCGATGACGCACACCGGCTCACCGTAGGCGTTGGAGTCCTTGAAGAGGCAGGTAGCGCAGCCCAGTTCGTGGCCTGCGTGCCAGCCGTCAATGCCGGTCATGGCGCCACCTCCTCGCTAGCGCCGGTGAGGAACCCGATGGCCTGAGCGAGCAACACGTTGACGTAGTTGATGTCTCCGACGTGCCCGTAATGAACGGTGTAGGCGGGCGTATCGTCGTGGTGCTCGGCGAGTGCGGCGGTGAGTGTGTCGATCTGCTTGGCCGCAGTCTGCTGCGCGACGACGTACGCTTCCGTGGCGCTCATGACGCCACCCATAGGAGAGCGCACATCGCCAGGATCGCGCCGGCGACGAGGGCAAACCAGATGGTCCACACGACGGCCTCGCAGGCGAGGTCAGCGATGGTCTTCCGACCGTGGTTCCAGCGCTTGGAGTGGGCATCTTGCGAGGCTGAGACGCTCGAAAACGGTACGAGCGTGCTAGAATCGAAAATGCCCGTGTTCTTGGTGATTCTTGACTCGGGTGCGGTGGCGCCGGATTCTCTGCCAAGGGACGTCCGGCGCTCCGCCTTTAAGCGAAGCATGTGTGTTCCCCCAAAGGTTAGCCCATCAGGGCTATTGCTGTATCAGTTCCCCCTTTCCGTCATCGTGCGTTGCCGTGCGTTCAAGCTATATCAGAGGTCAACGAAAGTCAACCTTTTACGATGAACCTTCCCCCGTTTTGAAGCTTCCAGGCATTCCAGTCCTTGACCAGAACGAGTCGGCGGCCGCCGCCCCTGCTCCAGTGCCACGGGATCTCCCCGTCCTCCAGCAGCGCAATGGCAGTGGTTCGGTTCACACCGAGCTCCTGAGCGATCTGGCCGGTCGTGTAGGGCTTCAGACTTCCCGGCTTGCGTGGTGCCATGTCTCCCCCATCATTCGCCCAACTTCGAGCGTTCCGGGGTCACGATAGCACGACGCCCCGGCCCTGTCGCTGAGGTTCTACCATCACGTGAGCTTTCCACGAGGGGACCGCAGGGTACACGCCAGAGCGGACGTAAAACGAACACGTGTTCGCTAGTGGCAGAGCGGCCCAGGCCCGTGGAGGCGCCTGGGCCGCGAGGCTTTGGCTTCACGATCGTTACCGCTCTGCCTCTCTCGCCAGCACTTGCCATGAGCCGCGTCTCTTCCCTACCTTGCGGCCGCGGAGGCGCCCCTCACGTAGCTGGCGACGCACAGTCTGCTTGGGCGTGCCGGTGAGTGCGCTGTACTCGCCCACTGAGACCCAGAGGCGCTTGCCCAGGAGCCGTGCGTTCACTCCTCTTCTTCCTCCTGTAGCAGCTGCCGCTGCCAGCCAAGCACCAGCTCGCGGAACTCCGCTCGGCTGAGCTGGATGTAGCCCGTCCCCTCGCCCAGCTTGATCCGGGTGATGACCACCGTCGTGGGGGTGACCGACGCCTGGTGCTTGCCGTCGCCCCAGATGACCTTGGGCTTGTCGTCTTCTGCCTGCTCGCTGGCGTCAAAGCCCGCGACGCTGATGGTCTGGTCTTCAGGCATGCGATTCCTCCTTTGGGAGTCGGTACAGGTAGCCGCCGCGGGCGCCGCACTTGCCGACGCACTGCTTGCGGCCGAGCCGTCCGGCGGCCTTCGATACCGCCGAGCGGCTCACGTCGTGGCCCAGGCGGGCGCATACGTCGCGGTAGGTGACGAGCTCGCCAGGGCGCTCGGTGAGAAGCTGCAGGAGGGCCTCGCGGGTGGTCATCTCCGCGCCCACCACATAAGCACGGCGTTGGCGACGAACAGGGTGATGAGGACGAGGCAGACGAACCAAAGGATGGTCATCAGAACGCCCTGCATCCGGCCCACGGCAGCCAGCCGTTGCCGTACTGGCGCAGGCTCGGCAGATACTTGTGCTGGTAGGCGTAGACGAGGTTGAACAACGGATCGGCCCAGCCAGCCGGAGCGGGCTTGCACTGCATCAGGCCCCCCGCCCTTGAGTCGTAACTGCCATTGCCGGCGCTCCTGGGCAACACGTACCCGCCGCAGAGCACACGGGCATTGCCGCTCGACTCGTAGCGGATGATCCGAATGACCGTGTTGACGCAGGCCGCTGGCCACGTCCAGCGCACGAGAGGCCGCCAGCGTTCCCAAGCATTGCCACGGGGGCTCTTCATCCGTCTAACGAGGACAGCCGTACGTACCCGGTACTCCCGCGCGTCGATGTGCCACTCCCGTAGAGCGACCAGCCACCGGGCTCGAGATTCGGCGCGCGGCGGGCGGCGTTCGCTTGTCTTGTGGAAGCGCACCACTCTTTCGCCGAGACAGACGCGGGCACGGTTCCACTCGTGCCACTCCCGGACGGCTGCCCGGCGTTGCTTGAGAGCTCGCTTGACGAGGCTAGACGGCGCACGAGGGATGGGTGTGGCGGTGGGCTCGACAGATGGACTTGCGGAGGGACTTGGGCTTGACGCTCCCGCGGCAGCAGACGGACTACCACTCGCAGGCAGGCCAGCAAGACTGAATAGCAGCAGTCCTCCAGCCACGATCGCAACGACGATGAGAAGTCTCGGCGCATGATGCACGCTCGCTCCTTGCCTCGCCTACAGAATGGGGGCCGGGCGGCTGCAGCGATGCAGGGGGAGGTAAGCCCCGACCGCCCGGCCCCACGCATGTGGGGGAAACCACACGAGGCGAGGCTAGAAGGTTCGTTGTCCCGGGTGTATGACAACCTTGGGCAGGGCCTGTGTTTCTGCCCGGCGCCGGTCAATAATGGGGGCACTGCTACCGAGGGAGGGGCCATGCTCATCGCGACGTTCGGGCCTAGCACCGGCTGGGCTGGGAAGACGATCGACTATGAGGGTGGCGTCTTCACCCTCGAAGGGCACGGCCAGATCTCAGCCAGCGACGTGCTCGCCTACGATCAGCAGGGCAACCTCGAGTGGGCCTACGACGGGCTGCGGGAATGGGTAACAACGCAGTCGTCGTCGCAGACAGCTCTCCCTACATCGGTGGCTTCTGGGTCGCTCATGGGAACGGCTGTTGCGTCCGGGCCTGTGGGAGCTCCTCCGAAGAAGCATCGCACTGGGCTTATCATCGCTATCGTCGTGGCTGCCGTCGTCGTCCTCATCCTCGTCATCGCGGCCATCGGCTCGATCGGCTCCATGGACAAGGCAGCGGGGACCGCCGAGAACGCGCCTGCCGTGACGGAGCCGGCTACCCCAGCGACTGAACCCACGTCGGCGGCTCCCACCCCGGAACCTGCACCCACAGTCGCTGTCGCCAAGGCGATCGCCTACCTAGGATCGGGCAATCGCATCGTGAAGATCAAGAAGCCGAGCGGCGACCCCACCGAGGCGGTCATGGTCACGGCTACCCACCGCGGCCAATCGAACTTCGCCGTCTGGACGCTGGACAAGCAGCTGAAGCAGGGCGCTCTCCTCGTGAACACCATCGGCAACTACAGGGGCACGGTGCCACTCGACTTCGAGGAGGGCACCGAGACGACGAGACTCCAGGTCGAGGCCGACGGCACCTGGACACTGAAGATCAAGCCCATGTCATCGGCGCGCAGCTTCTCCGGCGACATCAAGGGGAGGGGCGACGACGTCGTGCTCTACGACAGCGGCGCCAAGGTCGCGACGATCAAACACCGGGGGTCGAGCAACTTCGCTGTGTGGTTCTACGGGCAGGACGGCAGCGACCTCCTGGTCAACGAGATCGGAAACTACCAGGGCGAGTCGGTGCTCACCGGGCAGGCCATCCTCGCCATCACCGCAGACGGCGCCTGGAGCATCGTGGCTAAGTAGAGAGGTTAGCTGGGGCTCACGGTGCCTTGACCGTGACCCTGCCCTCCGCCTTAAGCAGCGGGGTCTCTGCGCCGCCCCCCGTCTTCGTGAGGCGCGTAAGGATGCGGTACTTGCCGACGACCACCGGATCGAGGAGGTCGACGAGCTTGGCCCTCCCGTACTTCGTAGCGTTGACGAGGCTGAGCACGGCGTCCGTCCAGACGCTGGGGTCGGCTTCCGGAGTGGCGTCGTCGACGAACGGCTGGTCGAGGGGGACCATGGCGCCCACCGCCGTCCACTCTGCGGGGCTGAAGGTCTCTCCCGGCGTGATGCACTCGATCTTCCAGACGACGTACTCGTCGGTGCCCACGAGGTAGGTGGCGTCGCTCATGTCTCGTCTCTCCTGACTGCGGCCTTCCAGCCGCTCGGTTGCGTCTCTGCCTGCCAGCCCTCGCGCTCGAGGTGCGCGTTCCAGCCCTGCCTCTGCGTCTCTGCGCTCCACTGGTTGCCGGCCAGGCGCGCGCTCCAGCCGCTCGGCATCACGGTGATGATGAAGGCGAGGTCGGGGCCGAGCGCGCGCGCGTTGCCGAAGGCCTCGCCTGAGGGGATGCCGTCCGGGTAGGCGATCTGGAAGGCCAGCAGCGCGGTCGGCGTGCCGATTGCCTCACCGCTGGCGATGCCGGCTAGGGTCCGCGTGACGTTGCCAGGCAGGCCGGTCGGCGTGCCCATCTCCTCGCCCGAGGCGATCGCCGCGACAACGGCCGTGTAGACCGGGTGCGCCGTGGGGTTGCCGATCACTGCCCCGGAGCCAATCCCGGTGCAGCTGCGCACCACGGGCCCGGGCAGCCGCGTCGCCGTGCCGCAGGCGAAGCCCGAGGCGATGCCCGCGGGCGTGCGGCTGACGGCGCCCGCCAGGGCGCTGACGCTGCCGAGCGCCTCACCACTGGCGATGCCCGCCGGCTGGCGCGTGACCGCGCCCTTGACCGCAACTGCGCTGCCGAGCGCCTCCGCCGAGCCGATGCCGTCGGGGGTAGCCGTCTGCGGAGTCCCGCCGGCCTGCGTCGCGGTCGCGCTGCCGAAGTCCTCTGTCGAAGTGATGCCGCTGGCAACTCTGGAGACCGCGCCCTTGAGGACGGTCGGTGCCCCTAGTGCCTCGGCACTCGCGATGCCACTCGTCGAGCGTGCCACCGCCGTGCTGCGCGCCGCTGCGCCGATCTGCTCGCCACTGCCGATGCCCGTGACGACGCGCGTGACGCCGGCTACGGAGGCCGTGGCGCTGCCGAAGGCCTCACCAGAGGCGATACCAGCCGGAGTGCGTAGGACCGCGCCCCTGAGGGCCGTGGCGCTTCCCAGAGCCTCACCGCTGTCGATGCCGACGACGACCTGAGTGCGGGTCTTGACGACGGCCGGGGTACCCAAGCTCTCCGCGCCGGCGATACCGCTTGCGGACCTCGTGAACGAGGGGCTGCGCGTTGCCGTGCCCAGCGACTCACCGCTGGCGATCCCGCTGACCAGACGCACGAGGTGCCAGGTGACCGTGCCCATCGGACCGGACCAGTCGTAGCCCCCGGCGTTGGTGACGGTCTGGCCCCAGGTGACGGTGAGCGAGCCGATGGCCTCCGCGCTCGCGATGCCTGCAGGCGTGCGGGTGACCGCGCCCTTGAGCGCTGTGATCGTGCCCAGACTCTCGGCCGAGGCGATGCCGCTGGGAGCGCGACTCACGCCTCCCTTGAGAGCGGTGACGGAACCGAGGGCCTCGCCGCTGGCGACTCCCGTGGGCGTGCGCGTGACGTTGCCCTTCGCTACTGTGGCCGTGCCGAAGGCCTCTGCGGTCCCGATCCCCGTGAGAGTGCGGGAAACCGCGCCCTTGAGGACAGTGGGCGTGCCGATGGACTCGCCGCTCGCGATCCCTGTAAGCGTCCTGCTGACGCCGCCCTTCAGGACCGTGACGGTGCCAAACGTCTCTGCCGAAGCGATGCCGCTTGCCGTCCTCGTGAAGGCGGCAGCCCGTGTCGCCGTGCCAAGAGCCTCTGCGCTGGCGATGCCAGTGAGGGTGCGGCTAATGGTGGCAGCACATGTGACCGTGCCGAAGGCTTCTCCAGAAGAGATGCCGGTCGGAGATGCACTCTGGTCGATCTTGACTGTCGGGGTCCCGAAGGACTCTGCACCACTGATTCCGGTAGCCGTGCGCGTGAAGGCCTTGAGGATTGTGGGAGTACCGAAGGACTCAGCTGTGGCGATGCCGCTGGTCGAACGGGAGAAGGCCGTAGAGCGACTGGCGGTGCCGATCGTTTCGCCGCTGGCGATGCCACTCGTGGTCCTCGTGAATGACGTCGAGCGGGCAGCCGTCCCTATGCTTTCACTGGAAGCGATCCCCGTAGGAGTAGCAGTCTGTGGACTGGTCCCGCCGCCTACGGTCGTGACCGCACCGATGGCCTCCGCGCTGGCGATGCCCGTAGGGGTGACAGTCTTGGTCTTTAGGACGACCATCCCGGCCACGAAATCAAACAGGTACAGAAGACCGTAGCTGCCAGCGTAGCCGGATGATGCCCCGCGCAGACCGTTTCCGCTGACTACCGTGTTCTGGTCGTAAGAAGCCCCGATCATGGGCGTAGCCCCAAGATACGTCCATGAGCTACCACCGTTGGTCGAGTAGTACGTGTAGAAGCTGTCGTGAGCCGTCATCACGGACCCGTCCGCGCTCATGGCGCAGCCGTACCAGTCGGCGCTCACGTCACCCTTCGGCCTAGTCTCCGCCCAACTAGACCCACCATCGGTAGAAAGCCAGAGGCGATTCGTGGCGCCAGCGGCAGCTAGGATCTTCTGCCCGTCGTCGCTTATGGATAGCGAACGCCACGGTTTGTCTACTGCTCCGGCAGGCTGAACCTCAGCCCAAGTGCTTCCTGAGTTCGCAGACCGCCAGAGGCGTCCGCTCCACTCCCCGGCGAGCTGAATAGACCCGTCTCCACTGACCGCAACGCAGGTCCATGGCGAGTGCTCATTGACTCCCGTGGGGTTTATCTCAGACCAGCTAGAGCCGCTGTCGGTCGAGAGGTAGCAGTGACCGCTTGTGACTCCGGCGAGGATGACGGAGCCATTCGTGCGGCTTAGGGCTACACAGTTATATGAGAATCCGGCCTCAGCGGGGTAGCCCGCCGCCGACCAGCTCGCTCCGCTGTTGACGCTGTAGTAGATCCCCCCCACGACCGCCCCAGAGCACACAGCGACCTGCACGGAGCCGTCCGCGTCCATATCTGCGCCATTCCACGCACGGTTTACACTCCCGGCGGGCTGTTCTTCGTGCCATCCGGTGCCGCCATTGATCGTGTGCCAGCACTGCCCACTCGATCCGTCCCCGTGAACCGCCAAGATGATGGAGCCAGCGTCGTTCATGGCGACAGCCGTCCAATCGTGGACGCCGGAGCCGGAAGGCGTGTGCTCAGCCGACGAAAGGCCGGGCGCTCCGCCCATGGCCTCTGCGGAGGCGATGCCCGCAGGCGTCCTGTATTGGTGCATGAGAACGGCGACCGGCGTGCCCATAGCCTCCGCAGGGGCGATCCCGGTTGGCGCGACCGTGCGATGCTGGACCGCACAGGCCGTCCATGCATACCAGTAGGTGCTCGCCGTGAAGGTGGTCCCGTAGGCGGCTGGGTCTACGGCTGAGCCGGTGCCGCCGTCGAGGTCATAGCTCATACCTGCGGAGGCGTCCGTGCCCAAGGTGGTTTCCCACGTCCCGGCGGTGGTGAAGTTGGCGGGCTGAGTCACCGTCCCGTAGTCGTCCATGCCGCCGAAGCCGCAGAGCATCATGCCCCCGGACTTGGACGAACAGGAGGGCGGGTTAGGGATCTGATTGGAGCCGCCCGCTACCGAAGCCTTGTAGTCGTCAACGAAGGGGGTGGGTGTCAGGCCCCGGAACGTGGCCGTGCCCCAGCCCGTAGAGCCGTTGCTCACCGATCCCGCCGTCCACGCCTTGGAGTCGGAGGATCCGGCGGCGATCCACCAGCCGACGAAGAGGTGCCCGCCGTTGGCGGTGCTCACGTCGATCAGTTGGTTTACGTCGGAGGGCTTCGTGAACGTTTTGGAGCTGGCGCGCGAGTACCACTGAGCCACAACCAAGTCGCCCGCCTGCGTACTCGCATGAACGGTGAAGTTACCGCCCGTGGGGTTCGCAGCGGGCGTGCCTTGGGCGTTCCCGATGTAGGAGATAGCCACAGGCTACCCCGTCTGTCTCAGCGCCTCTCTACGCGCCTACAGCTTGAAGACGAAGGGAGTCGTGCCCTGCCACTGGATGGTGATGTTGCCACCGTTCGGCGTGACTGCGGTGAACTCCACCCAGCCGAGCAGGAAGCGGCTGGCGTCCGAGGCCGAGACCTCCTGGTAGAAGACCACGCCCTCGACGTGCGCCCCGGTGACGCTGGAGAACACCACGTCGTCGGCGTCGCAGGCGCCGGCCGCGGGGTCGATCAGGGTCATGGCAGTATCGGAGCCCACGACGGCCGTGCGCAGGTCGCTCATGGTGGTGTGGGTGGAGAGGTTGGGCGCGGTCACGGCGCTGTCGATGAGAGCTGCCTTGATCGTGGAACCGGCGGAGGCCTTCCAGAGGACATCACCGCGGGCGAACCTGTTGCGTCCGTTGTCAAAGAGTCCTGAAGCCATGATCTACTCCTTTGTCGTGGTCAGTCTTTCTGGGACGGGGTCTGCGTCACGCTTCCGGGAACTTGAGGTACGTCGATGGCTTGATGATGACCGGGAACACGACCGTGCCCAGGTACGTGAACACGGCCACGACGCCGGCCGTGATGGCGATCTGGTAGGTGGACAGCGGGATGTTCCAGAGGTTGCCCCCGGCGTCGCCGGCCAGGTTGGTCAGCAGGATGCCGACGAAGCCGGTCGTGAAGACGACGGCGAGGATGAGGATGA